TCAGAAAACTGGCGTCTGACTCGTTGGTCTGGTCGATATGGTCCACGGCCATCTTCGCCACGTCGTCGCCTATCGCCGTTTTGAGTTTTGCCGCCCGGTAATCTCTTTCACCACCTCACCGACGCTGGTCCGGTGCCACAACTTTTCGCGCTTCGTGTTCAGCGTCTAGCGGAAGTCCGCGCTGCGCGCGCGCAGGATCAGCCGGTCCGGCGTGCCGCCGTGCTCGATTTCGTCCACGGTGTAGGTGCCTTTCGGAATAAGCGCCTCCACGTCGATCCGACCACACGCTTCGCGGTTTCCATGATTTCCATCAGCGACGTGCGAAGCGAGTCGCCAATGCTGCTCAGCGTGTTCACGGCTCTGGCCTTCACCAGCATCTATTGCGCGGTGAGCGAATCCTTGTTGATGTCCGACTCTTGCTGCATCATCCAGTCGCCCGCCACCGTCGTATCAATGTCGGTGCAGTTGCCCGCCTGTATGCAGTTCATAATGATGTCGGCAGCCGGTTCGGTGATGCCTACCCAATCCACACCGGCCACGCTCAGCATCGCCCCATAGGACTCGCGGCGTACGTTGTGGCACAGCTTTTTCTGCTCGGTGAGGTAGGCAGCCAGCCGTGCGTTTGCCGCCTCCAGACAGGGCGCGGCGGCCACGCCGTCAAACAGCTACAGCTTCGCATGCACGCAATAGTCGTTAATGGTTGCACCCTGCACGGTCACGCGGTCCGCTACCGGGCGCACGCTGTCGTCATTCAGCACTTTGTTCACTGTACTCAGTAAATCATCGGGGCCGCGCCGTTGCCCTCGCGGCTCAGCACGGTGACCAGTACCGTCACCGGTTACGGGCTGATGGCTGACACGTCCTGCACCCGCCCATCTGCGCTTCTGGCACGAAACTCGTAGGCCGCCGTCGGACCGGCAACCGTTAGCCCCTCACACGCCTCCGGCACGCGCACGTGTAGCGCGTCGTCGGATTCCATCATCGCATCCACCGGCGGCACGGCGTCCGGATTGGCCGGGGTGACGATCAGGCGCTGCACGTTACTGCGCGCGGCCAGCTGGTCGAAGTCGCTGCCGAGCGCGTACGCTACCATCACGGCCTGCGCCGCTCCGTTGATGCGCTGGCGCAGCAGGATTTCGCGGTAGAAGCTTTCCTGCAAACACTTCACTAGCGGATCGGATTCCAGCGCCAGCACGCGACGCATCGCGATCTGTTCGTGCGCCGGGTAAAGCACAATCAGCGCCTCCTTGCGCTCACTCAGCAGCGTTTCAAAATTCGGCACCTCGATAACTTCCAGCGCGGGCAGCTGCGAAAGGTCAATTACTGCCACTGCTCACCCCCGTTGGAACTGACATTGCGAGCGGTGAGCCGTCGGCGCGCTGGCCGCTCAGCTCAACCACCATTGAACCGTCGAAAGCGCTATTAATGTTCACTGTGCTCAGGCGAATACGTGGCTCCTATCGATTCAGCGCCGGATACACCGCCGCCATTACCTAAAGCCGCACCGCGTCGTTCAGCGCCTTGTCGATCAGTACCAACAGCAGCGAACCGTATTCTCGCCGCCCGATGGGGCTGCCTTCCGGCGTGATCAAGATGTTACGTACGCTCTGGCGGATGTGCTCGATGTCGGTGATGGCTTCGCCGGTGTCGCTGTTCATGCCGAGATACATCATTGCGGGCCTCTTGACATATCGCCGCCTGACTTTACTTTGTTGGGCAAATGCTTATCAGTAATCACGCCGTTTGAACTCATATCATCGCCACCCTGCGTCACATCACCATTTATCGCCATGCTGCCATTAATAGCAGCTTCACAGGTGATTACTGTCGGGCAGTTAAGCCTTGCCAGCTCTGCGTTCACGACAAAATGAGCAGTGTTCAGCTCAATTTTGTCCGACGCCTTCTTCAGCACGCTTTTAATGTTTTTAATCAGCAGATAGCCGGTTGCCGGTTCGTACTGGAACCAGCCGCCGTCTTTGAACACGGTGGTGATGCCGTGCTCTGAATAGTCGGGCGGCGGGATGGCATCGGAGTAAATGGCGTGCAGCGCAAAAGCAGTTTCGAAATTGCCGCCGAGGCTCAGCAGCACAACTTGCTCGCCCACTGTGGGTTTCCACCACGTACGGGTTTTCCCAGCGCAGGATGAGCCAGTTTATCCAGTTGGTTTCAAGGTCGCCCGTTTTCACCCGGCAGAGCCATTTAACCGGCTCCACTTTGGACACAATGCCGGTGCGGATCAGGTTAGTGATGAGGCACATGATTTCGGCGAGTTGAGATTGCACCAGTACACATTGGCATTATTTTTAACTTTTAAGAATCTTTACCGTTGTGTCATGTATCAAACAAAAAGCTTTTTTATTTTTTATTTTATTAGTAAAGTAATCATTCTTAACTAGCAGCCATTCATTTATTTCAATAATGGACTATGAGATGTATATAAAAAAAATTGAACTAAAAAAATTTAAGAAATATAAAAACTCATCAATCAATTTAAAGAATGAATTAACGCTTGTCGTCGGCGGAAACAATTCTGGAAAATCGACATTATTACAAGCATTGGCGACTTGGCAATTCTGCAAGACTCTTCTGGAGATTGAAAAAGGTAGGGTTAGCTGGACAAGTGGCGCTACTAATCAAGGATTGGGTTTGGGAATTGTAGATTTCACACCTATGTTCATCCCTTCCCTCAGTCATTTGTGGACTAACCTAAAGTCACAGAAGCAAACAGAAAATGACGGATACACACTTAAAATTAAATTATTCTGGGACACAGAAGAGCAAATCGAAAAATTTCTAGAAATTGGATTATCTCTTGCAAACGACAGGCTTTTTATTAAAAATACATCAAGCAACCTCAGCATTGAAGACATAACCAATCCAGATGGAACAGCAAATAATAAAAACATTCCTCAAATTGCATACCTCCCTCCTTTTGCTGGAATAACCGACCGTGAAGTCAGAATGAGCCCAGCAATGAGAAATCGGCTAATCGGGCAAGGGTTGTCTGGAGGAGTGATAAGGAATTCTATTTATGACATTCACTTATCCAACCTTTCAAAACGAGTAAAATTAAAAGGAGAAAGAACAAAAATATCAGGTAAAGACCTCAATGAATTAAGACAAACAGACGCATGGGAAATACTTCAAAAGACTATGTTTGATCTTTTTTCATTAAAGATAGAAGTTACTCCATTTAATGAACAATATCATAGCTATTTGCGAATAGAGTGTGTTGGTGGCATTGCTAAAGGATATCAGTTCACTAAGCATAAAAATTTTAATGCTCGCGATATAATGGTAGAAGGAAGTGGTTTTTTACAATGGCTAAGTGTTTATACTCTAGCTCTTTCTGAAGAGTTTAATGTTTTACTCTTAGATGAACCAGATGCCCATCTACATACACAACTTCAAAAAAGCCTTACCGAACGGCTTGAAGAAATCACCTTTAGCAAGAGAAAACAAGTTTTGATGGCAACTCATTCAACGGAATTGATAAGAGCGTACGAACCACCTAAAATTTTAGCTCTTGCAAACACAAGGGGTAAATATCTTGGCTCAGACCATGACAAAATAGGCTTATTAAGTGGCATTGGTACAATCTTCAGTCCTAAGATCCATAAGCTAACTGAAGGTAAAAGGCTACTTATAGTTGAAGGAGTTAGTGATGAACGCTTTTTAAAGAAAATATTCAGCAAACTTGAAGTTACATGGCCTGAGAACATTGTCACATGGTTCTGGACAGGAAAATCATCTGAAAGATATCAGCTTTATAAACAGTTAAAAATTGAAATACCAGAATTAAAATGCATCAGCATTAGAGATCGTGATGATGATAGCGACGGCTCAGTTGATGCCACACTTAAAGATAAAGGGACTACTTATAGCGATGTTAACTTCATTGCAATGAAATGGAGAAGAAGGCATATAGAAAACTATTTTTTAGATATATCCTCAATTTCATCAGCAGCAGGTGTCACTGAGGAAGTGGTCAGAAATTTCTTTGCAGATAATCACGCATTAGCTGTACCAGATTCCATAGTCGACTCGGAAATAGCACCTGCATTGAAAGATGCACGCGGAAAAGAAATCTTCTTAGATAATGAAGCCAGTCTAAAACATGCATTTTCTATTACAAGAGATGATGTCTTAGCAGCGATGCATAAAGATAATGTATGTGATGACATCAAATCATTCTGTACATCAATTATTGAATTTTCTGTTATTGCTGATCCAGCATAAAGCTATACGGCTTAAGACATCCATATAATCATTACTGATTCCTAAGAGAGTTCGGCTAGTATATTTGAACTCTCTACCATTCAATTTCCCTCTTAAACCATAATGATGCACTCTAGCTATCTTTGTGCTATCTGAAAAAAGAAAACTTCAGCTTAATTTTTATTCACTTGAAACTTCAGATAATTCGCCGTCTTCAGCTTTGCAAACATCTTGCGGCAGATGCGGCAAGGCTTGGTGCGGGCGGTGACGCGGCGCGGCTCCCAAGTAGTGCCGCCCGCGGGCTGCGCTACGCGGTAATGTTCTGCTGCTGAATACGCCACATGTACCGCGCTACCTCGCTTAACATCTTTGTACGCGCAGCCGGTTCAAGCTGCGATAACAGCGCATCCAGCCAGCCCTCAACTTCATGCAATTCAGCCACGGCGCACCGTCCAGCCTGCCTCTGCATTATCAGGCGCAGGCGGTTCAGGCATCGCTTCCACCGACATCACGCCGTCCACTTCTTTCGCGATTATGCGCTTAGTGAGCTTCAGGCTCATGCTGATGTCGCAGCGATCACTGCCGAGAATATACGCCTCAAAGGTCAAAAGGCACTCACGCTCGCTGGCGTTCTGCAATGCGTCCGGCTGATTGAAGCCGAGCCAGAATAAAACCGGCGCCATCAGCAGATTCTGATCGCTGGTAAAGTCGGTGATTACCACGTTCAGCATGTAGCGGTATTCCCACGAAATTGAAGTGGCAGACGTGGCAACCACCGAGACGCTATCAACAAACAGATGCAGGCGATCCTGATTTTCTGCCACGTAAGGCACAGATTTAATTAGGGCGCTGCGCAAGGACTGCGACTTGTTCATCGTCTTTTTCCTGACAGCTGATAATGGTGTACACCTTGTCGGCGCACGCTGCCTAGGCGGCCTCCGTTTCACCCAGCAGCGCGTTCAGGTTGCCATTATTGCGCGGAACTGCCGAGTCCAGCTGGCGGCGGGTGTCTTTGGGACAGCTGACGGTAAGATTCACCTCCGGCGAGGGCAGGACGCTGGTGCAGCCGGATAACAGCATCAGCCAGGTGAGTATTAGCCCAGCGGCAAAGTGCTTTACTTTCACGTTTTAGTTCCTCAAATTTTCGCTGCCGATCGCGCAGCAGCACGCCGTTCTGCTCGGTGGTGGCATAGAGCTGCGTCTGCGCCCGTCTGTTAGTCTGCATCTGGATGTTAAGGGCAATCAGCTGGCCGTTTTTCTGCGTCAGCTTTTTGCTTTGGTCGGCGATGGTGCTCTGCTGTGTATCGATTTTATGATGGGCGGTATTCAGCCGGAAAGATTGCACGCCCAGCGCAGCCAGCAGCGCCAGCCCGATGATCACCAGCACGCGCATCATGCTTTTAATCCTTGGATGCACCATGCCAGTTCACGTTGTCACCGGTTGTCCAGCCTCCAATTAAATATGCCTTTCACGTATACCCAGCGCGGCAGCTGATAACACGCCTCGTGCCATTTGCCCTGCTTCACCATCTTCACCATCGTTGAGCTGCACGCGTTGTCGGTGCCGACGTTGAACGCCAGCTACATCAGCGCGTCGTAAACCGCCGGCGGCATCCTAACCGCCGCGCAGCGCACCAGTGCCGCCTCAACGCGCAACACGTTGGTGATGAAGTTTCCTGCCGCCTGGCGTTCGGTGATGGTTTTACCGGGCACCACGCCAGCCATGTTGCCAATGCCATCGATCCACTTGCCCGCGTCGCACGGATACGGCTTCAGGCGGCAGCCTTCGTAATCGGCGATCAGCTTCAGCCCCTCAACCGAGGTGTGCTGCTGCTGGAATCCCATCAGCGTAGCGGCGTTGGCCTCGGCGTGTACAAAAACGTGAAGATGTTTTTCCCTGCGGTAAAGGAATTCGTTTACTACCCGAACGTCAAGCATGCCCTAGTGCTAGAGGCATACGACATCATCAGCGGCGAGCGGCTGGAGTTTGACGCCAGCCACATCGACATAGCGCAGTCATTCATGGCAATCCACCATGGCCAGCGTCAACCGCCCT